TTGGGGTTCTGTCTCTGTTCTAATTTAAGCAGCCTCACATGGAGGTCATGCAGGCTACGATCAGTAGCCTCCTTCCATTGTAGGGGCCATACCTTTTCCCACGGATTGTCACTCATCGAACCATCTCCTCACTAAGTAGCCCACTATAATACTGTTCACTGTAAAGATACCAGTGATCAGGAAGTTATCGTGGATAGTTATACTCTCACCTAACACACGGTACGCAACGTACTGCCACAGTATCATAGCCCAGATGAATTTGATGAAGGTGCTTGTGCACACCTCTACCATACTCATTGTTTTGGTCTGACTCATGTCAGTATCTGTTGCCACAGCCAAACTGTAGCTCCTACAATCATACCCATGATCAGTATGAAGTATATCAATAGTCCAAAGACCATCCACTTCAGCTTTGAATCAGCATTCTTTGCCTCTGCTGCTGCTACTCCCCACTTACTCTTACTCTTTCTCATCGTACTGTTAGCTCCGCATCTCTTTGCTTGTTATAAACATGAGTGTTGATGTAACGCCTGTACTTGGAACTCCAAGCCCAGACGTAGAACCTACCACCAAACTCCTCCCACCAACTCTTACGTTGTTTCTTTTTCAAGAATCTTCTCCACCAGTGTTGCGTACCCTGCAATGTCATGCCAATGATCAGGCTCCCTGTCATTGCCTATTAGTATCCTTCCTATCTTAAGACATATCATATCAAGAGCCTCCAGTTGATACGGCTTAAGGTCTTTTCTGTTTCCCCAATCTATCACATCCTTCAGTTTGTAAGTAACTTCGCACTGAAGCTTGTAGTTTCCATGAGTTCCGTCCCTTGCTTGCAGTGTTTTAATCACCGCAGCTTGCCCCTGTTCAGGGGTAAAACTATCCGGCCCCTTAGCGGGAATCTTATGAAACTGAATCATCCCTTCCTTATCTGCTGTCCAATTACCTGTTCTTACACCTTCACTATCCACACTCTTTACCTCCGGTGTCGGGGTCTATGTAACACGCCCCTCCATCCTCAATGTCATCCGTCTTAATCGGATTTAATATTCCGTAACGGTTCCCCGCTTTACGGTACGTTGTGCAACCCTTGCAGTGTCTCTTCCATGCTGTCATATAGATTTCTTTGAACTCATCCCATTCGATTTCGTCTCCGACGTTGATCGTCTTTGAAACGGAGGAGTCAACCCATCTACTGCACGCGATGAGGACATCGAGGTGCTCTTTGATGGTGCACTTATCAGCTCGCCTGCCCTCGACACCGAAGACCCTATATCCATAATCAGCGACGCTAACAATTCGTGGGCCACTCGGCCCTTTTACTGTTCGTGATGTTTCGTACAGAAATACAGGCTCACAACAACTGGATATCTAATCTGCAGCGTAAGATATAGTACCACAAGGAGCGATAGAGGTAAGGTGACTATTACGAACCCCATGCTCTTCAATAAGCTTCCTAGTTTCAGGGCTGAGTCTTTTAATAAACTTTGCTTCAAGGTATTTCTCCTTATCAAATAATGGGAATGATCCCTTTTTCTCCGCAATATGTGCGGAGGTCTGGTAGGCTATGTTAGCCAACACTCTAGTCACCTTGCGTGTAAACTCAAGGAACTTCTCACTTCCATAGGGCATACCCATTGCCTCTCCCGCATTGGCGAGACCCGTAACACCCAAGCCCATCCGTCTCTTGGACTTGGCTTCGGCTTCTTGTTCGGGCAGGGGATAGGTCGTCTTGTCGATGATGTTATCCATCGCACGTACCACTATGGGTATGTCCTCTTCAAACTGTGCCCAATCAAACTTAAAGGCAGGTGTTCCCATTGTGATGTTGCGTATATTTATAGCTGTTATATACTTGACAAGATTAAAACTACCAAGAAGGCAAGCACCATTCGGAGGTAGCGGCTGTTCTCCGCAAGGATTAGTTGCCGCAATCGTTTCGCAGTAGTAGAGGTTGTTGAACTCGTTGATCCTGTCAATGAATAGTACTCCCGGCTCCGCCCAATCCCATGTAGCCCTCATGATTTTATCCCAGAGGTAATTGGCATCTACTCTAGCGTAGACTCTTCCTCCGAATCGTAATTCAAATTCTTTCTTCGCAATGACTGCTCGCATGAACTCGTCAGTAATACCAATGGATAAGTTGAACTGCGTGAGGTTATCCTCGTTGGTCTTCGCTTCGATGAACTCCTCAATATCTGGGTGATCGACACGTAAGACGCCCATCTGCGCCCCTCTCCTATTACCTGCACTAGCGACCGTCTTGCACACGGCATCGTAGATTTGCATAAAGGACACTGGCCCACTGGATTTGCTATCAAGGGACACGATGTTATCTCCCCGTGGTCTGAGGTCACTGAAGTCATACCCTATCCCCCCGCCTAAGCGCATTGTTTGAGCAGCCGTAGCGGCACGCTCCATGATTGAATCCAAGCTATCCTCTATAGTAGCCGAGACGAAGCAGTTGAACGCTGTCGTCTTACGGGGACTACCTACTGAGGCTTGCACCCTACCCGCAGGTAGGAAGCGCATGTCCAACAGTATCTCACGGAAGGCAAAGAAGTGAGCAGGGTCATCGCCTAGGGTGTTCCCTATGCGGTTGTGCTTCTCTCGGAATGTTTCTCCAAGCTGTCTGTACTTTTCTATATCTATCTCTATAGACATAGGCTGTGTTGGGCCTTGTTCTCCCATAACTCACTCCCCGAATTTTTTATTTTTTTTGAGATTTGCAAACAGAGGTTTCTTAGGTGGTCTAATCACCTCACTCCTTGCCTTCTCTATCAATGCCCTATTCCATATGTGGTGAGCTATTGCCCTGATCTTAGGTCTAAAGACCTCCAAGTACCAAGGCAGGTCAACCATAAACCATACGTCATGGAACTCTTTCGCTAATGAGGGTGTATTTATACCTGTATCAATGTCAACCACATGACCCTCAGGTTTAAGATGTGCTAAACCGAATCCGTCTTTCATAACCATTCATCCGTAAGGTACTGGAGCGATACTTCACATAGATTGAAGTTACCTCTACGTACCTCTGTTGCGTATATTATACCACGCCATTCGTTGATGGCTTGTGGCCCTCTGTAGTGCTCGTTGTGTGTGTAGAAGCTACCTGCTACCAACCCACGGTGTACACTACCATTAGCAAGGGGCTTGATGCCAGAGTCGAGACCCTGCGTGTGCCCTTGCACGAAACTATTACCCACGTTCTTCAGCTTCGTGGAAATCATTCCACCATAGGCTTTGCCTGTATTTGGCTGATAGAAATAGTGAGAGAACCAGATGCCATCCAACTCTAGTATCTCACGGAAAGTATGTGTCTTCCAACCCCAACTCTCCACATCTAGTATACTCAGGTCAAGGAAGTCCTCCAACTCAGGGTTAGACTCAACGTGCCTGAGTATGCGTTCTTCATGATTACCAAACAGAAAGTGCATCTCTGGTCTGTACACTGTCTTCTTGTCCTTCGCCTGTTTAGCTTGGAGTTCTTGCACGGGGGCAAGCAAGGCATTCATACCACGTATACCTGCTGCCACATCAAACCGTATGCGCTTGCCTTCGGCGCGCTTCTTACCCTTATCATACGATGACAGGGACTCCATGTCCCAATGGTCTCCGAGGTGTACAATCACATCAGGTTTCTTGTCTACAATGTAGTTCCCCGCAGCAGTCAGGTGCTTGAAGTCATCTCCTACTCTACACTGCGTATCGGGTATCCATATATGTCTCCGTCCTCTATTGCTCACTTAGTTAGCCTCACGTTTTTGTTAATCATCTTTTGAAAATCTAGCGGCACATTCTTCGACACCCAGAGCTGAGACGAGGCTTGATTCACCTCGTTCCTCACCGCTAGTGCAGAGCTGTACCACTTGTGTATCTTGGTGCCCTTTAGAGGGAACTGTATTATCTTTCCCAATATCTACCTCCACTGTGTAGTGTAACGACTCTTCCATTATTTCTATGGCACGAGTCAAGTCTTCCTCATACCTTTCATCCATCAACTCTAAATCTTCCAGCACACGCCTAGCCTCCAGTATAGTAAGTAGTACCATCTTCATCTCACCCACTCCCACGGGATGTCACCGACAGCCCATATGATTCCATGAAGATCACACCACCTACCATACGTCATCTTATGTTTACGAGTGAGCCAGTTGTCTCGCATGAACACCATCCTAATGTCACACTTCGACTGGTGGCATACATCGTTCATCTTCGTTCTCGTTGCCGAATCAAACTTACCTTTCGTCTCAACAAAGACATTAGTCTCTGGGAAATAAAAGTCCGGCGTGTAGGAACGGTTCTTACCCACCACAGTACTACCGCAAGATAAGCACTCAGCATTTTTAATCTCAGAGATAAAGGAAAGATTCTTGTGCTCATATTCAAATCGTACTCCCCCATCCAGTAGCCTTTGCGCTTGGTCTCTCTCATACTTGCTCCTATAGATGTTTCCCTTAAGCGGAAACTCTCTTGCTCTCCTCATGTTTAACTCCTAGCAGCTCTCTCCAGCCTGCGTTGTCGGGTGTCTCCCCGCTTCTTAATATCCATACAAGTGCAGCTTGCTCTTCCATGACATCTAGTCCTGCTACCCCATAACTGTGTACATACTGCTCCTTGATTGCTATCACCAACTCCTTCGGATCATCCCAATAATCATCCACCATCTTCCTAGCTTTCGCCTTACCTATGCCGGGGATGCCCGGAATATTATCGGTGGTATCTCCACTCAATAGCTGAGTAAAGAACCATAAGTCTGCGTCTTGTGGTGGAACCATAGTAAATGCTGTCTCCTTTGGGAGTGTAAAGTTGTAGTGTCTGCCTGCTATCTGTAGCATATCCTTATCATTGGAGCAGATCACAGAGTTCTTTGTCTGTGCCATGCCCATCAGGTCATCAGCTTCCACGTTCTCACCGAAGATAGCAGCGTACTCGTCCACCAAGTACTTACGTATAGCCTCGTAGTACACAGGCTTAGGCGCACCCTTCCTGTTCTCCTTGTAGCCCTTGGTGAAGGCTAGCTCGTGACGGAACGTGCGTGAGGGTGTAAGGAATACCATGACATCATCACTCTTAGTCATGTGCTTACACTCACCTATCTTACCGTCAACAATAAACTGACAGTTATGCCACGGCTCAGGTACAACGTCTGACTCCCACTCCTCTTTGTTAAAGGGGTCAGGTGATTGCTCAGCCCACCATTTGTTAGCTGCTGTCTTACCCTCGAACCACTCCCCTGTCGGCTTGTAAGTCCAGATGGTTTTCTGTGCGGCGAAACCTGCAAGGTAGACTAACACATCGCCATCTATCAGTGCTACCCTACCCCCCTCGAATTGTATCTTGCTCACTTAAACTCCTCCTCGTCTGGTATCTCTGTTACTACGCCCCGAATCCAACTCGCTTCTATAGCCCTGTTGTACAGGATACCATAGGCACGAGTCACCTTTAACCACACTGCTGTCTCCATGTCTATCTGCATGGTGTCCTCTCCCGAGAGGGATGCCTTGCGAGCATCCCCCTTGAGTCCATCCAACACCACACGACATGCTCTGTCAACCTCACCCAGAAACTTCTGGTCTTCGTCGTTGAACTCAGCTAGTATCTTCATCCCACTGATGGAGGCGGCTCGTCTACGAACACTTCCATATCCTCAGGTGGTATCTCGAATTGAAGCATGTCTTCATCATCCTCTACCTGATCAGCGTTAATCCTACCCATGTAATCATTGTAGTCCTTTGCTAGACTGATAGCACGAGGTAGTATGGTAGTCTCTACCTCTACTATATCATGAGCTTTGTTGACTACCTTATACACCCTGATACCATTCTCTGCAAGAGACAGACCAGTGCACACTATATAGTTTTCGTTCTCGAATATTACTTCAATAGTTTCTTTGCCCATTACGCCCCCAATACTTGAAAGATATCAATCCATATTCTTACACCAATACTGACAAATAAGAACACCACACTACACACTGCTAAAAACTCTATTCTAGTTAACATTACCAATCCTCGTCTTCATCTTCTTCTTCACTAGCTTCAGGATCATCCAAGCCTTCTGGTGTGTCCTGTACTGGTGGTGAAGAGCCTGCCATCAATTCCTCGTGATACTCAGGGGCGCTCTGGATGCGTACATACAGGGTCTCCGCCAAGTCATTAACATATGCCTCGAAGGCATCCCATGCGTCAGCCTTCTTACCACCAAGCTTCAGCAACTCCCGCTCTAGCATGGCGTTGACCATACACACGGCTGTGTTCAGAGCACCAGCGTAGCTGATCTTCTGTTGCGTACCTATGTCACGCACTTCCTTCTCAGCCCAATACTTCTCCTTCTGGGCATAGTTGCTACTTCCACCACCTGCTCCGGCACTACCCGTGCCTTTCTTGATTACACACGTGCCTTTTATGACGTTCTTGTACTTTCCATTGGTGTCCCAATCGAACTTAGCTTTATCGCCATCTTGTGCGTCCATCTTGTCAAAGCTCAGACCATACCAGTTGTCATCATCCATCAGGAAGGACTGTCGTCCTGCTTTCTCAAATACTTTCTTAATTACACCTTTATAACTTCCCATCTATCTTTTCCTCTCTGTTAAAATAATTACTATACTATAGTATATCACACTTTTCATATTCCTGTCAAGCCCTTTCTCAAATTTTTATAATTTTTTGGTTTTTCAAATCGGGTTACAAGAACTTCTTCCTCCAATACTCGTTATCCGCCCAATTATCTGCTAACTTAATCTCAACCTCAAGCGGTACGTTGAAATCAACCCCATAGACCTTATCCAAGTATTCCAGTACAAGGTCTACGTGCGCGTATTCACCTATTTCGTGAAATAGTGCTATTTCATCAGGGTGTACCTCCGACTTAGTGGAGTCGTGCACCGTGTTCGTTATAAAGGACTCCATACCAGCATTACGCATGAGGTGCCACTGGAAGGTAACCCCAATTGGCACAATATCGGCAGTAGCAAAAGACTGCACGTTATAATTACAAATATTAGTTGAGTTAGTAACGTACCCATCTTCCTTTATCCTCGTGTTCGGAAAGTAAAAGACGAGACCCGACGCACACCGTACCTTCCCCGTATTGATCGCATCCATCTTCCATTGTTCTTGTGCCCTAG